GCGGGGGGGGGGGGGGGGGGGGGGAGCAGCTTCCATGCCAAGATGGTTGGCACGGATCTTGCTGTGCCTTATTCTAGTACTTAGTAGCAATTACGCTTGCAGCACCATAGAACTTCTCCAATGCCTTTTCACTATTGATAAGCTGTTCTTCTGTATTAGTATAATCCAACTTGTATTGCTTGCACACTTCAATCATACGCTTAAGCTCTGTGATATTAGACTTAAGAGACAAACGAATCTGTGTCATTTCGTCGCGAGTGAAGATTTGAACGTTGTTTTCCATGTTAGTGTTGTTTGTTAGTGTTGCGGTTGTTGTTAGATAGTGCCGACAAGCTCATTCATCCAAGAGTCGCGACGTTCGTCAAACCAGATGTTCGCCTCGGCCTTTTCGGCCTCGGTGAGTTCCATGCGCTCACCGCCCCAAGACTCAGGGATCGGTCCCGTGAAGTCTTCGATGCGGAGGGCGATCATGTCGCTCAGGTTGCTCTCGGCGCTGATGTTGGCGAAGTCGTTCGTCATGTTGTTAAGGTAGGGTAGAAACTCTTTTCTGTACAGACTTTTTTCAGACTTTTTTCAGATCTCAACCATCACCCCGTTGTTGTTGCGGAAGTAGCTTCCGCTGCTGCTGCGCTTGGGCATCGGGGCGAAGTCGTTTTGCTTGACCTCAACCACCTTGCTGATGTTGGCGATGGCCTCGGCCTCAGTCTTGCCGTGGGACACACCCGTCGTGCCGTCCGCCTTGCGGTACGTCACGCCAACCAGAGCCACAGTCTTGAACTTGCTCACCTTCAGAATCGCAATCTCGTTTTGCATGGACACACTATGGGGGAGAACTCGGTGAGCGTCAAGACTTTCAGATACTTTTTTTCACTTTTTTTCAATGGCCTGGACGGCGCAGGTTGGCACAGAACCTGCTAGGTAGGGGGAGGGTTTAATTGCACACTACACCAAGCACGAACCGTGCCAAGGTGAGGGGGTGGGGGTCAATCTCCCCCGTTTTTCTAAAAAAAAAGTTCTTGTTTTTTCTGCTGTAACGGCAGGGGGAGGGTATTCTCAATCTCTCAACTCATTTTATTCTATCTATTATATCCTCCAATATATAACAATATCATACTTACTTCATTTATTATATCTACCTTATATACCTAACTTACATATTATATCTATTTATTATATCTCCTCTTTCTTATGTCAATAACAACACAACCCATACCCCCCTCTCCCCTATTAAAAAAAACAAAACAAAAACAAGCCATAATCCCATATAAAAAACACAAAAAAAATCCGAGCCATATATTTTCTAAAACAAAAAAATAAAAAACAAAGCTTTTATATATACAATATACTATAAATGTGTACAAAGATCTGCCGCAATTGTAAAAACGAAAAAGACATAAGTGAATTCCCATTCTTTTCCACAAGTGACGCTGGCAGAAAGAACACTTGCAAGTCATGCAATAACGAACTCAGTTCATTGCGCCGAAACCTACGGTCTCAAAACCCCCCACCTCCTCCCGGCAACTGCCCGATATGTAAAAAATATACAACATCGTGGATATTAGATCATTGTCACTTTGATAACACATTTCGCGGCTATATATGTAACAGTTGTAATTTAGGAATTGGTAGATTTGATGATAATATTTCTATCTTATATAACGCTATTGAATACTTAAATACGGAAAATAACATAGAATACAATATATGAGAATATTGATTACTGGCGGCAGCGGCTTTATCGGCACTCATTTAATAAATAGGTTATTGAATGATGGACACGAAATATACAATCTAGATAAAATTCCCAGCCCCGCACTCCCTGATCATCGGCAAAAAATCATAGACATATTAGATATTGATATCAAGGATAGCATATTTAATGATAAAGATTGTATTATTCATCTTGCTGGTATGGTAAGTGTGCCGAAATCATTTGACGATCCAGTAAACTGTTTTGGCAATAATACATTCTTGACTATAAAAATGTTATCAGCCGCCAAACTCCACAATATAAAGAAATTTATATTCTCATCTAGCGCAGCAGTATACGGTAATAAAGAAGGCGCAGTTAGTGAAACAGATGTTACAGAACCGAATAGCCCATACGGATTAGATAAGTTAGTATCCGAAAAGTATATACAAATGTATTGTCAATTATGGGGTATTGATTATTTAATACTGCGATTCTTTAATGTATATGGCGCTGGGCAGAATCCGCAATACGCTGGAGTAATAACTGCATTTAATATTGCCGCTCAGAAAAAAGAACCGCTGGTTATTTATGGAGATGGCGAACAAACTAGAGATTTTATAAGCGTAAATGACGTATGTAATTATATCTCTAGACTGTCTATTCTGATGGTTAAGAACGAGATATTTAATATCGGAACCGGCAACTCTATTTCTATAAATTCTCTTGCAAAACAGTTTGGCAACAATATAATATACAAAGAAGCTAAAAAAGAAGTCCGCCACTCATGCGCGAATATTAATAAATTAAAAAATGTCATCTAAAAAAATATTAGTTAAGATACATGCATCTGGAATGGGAGATGCCCTACTGTCAACACCAGCTTTGAGAAAGCTATCTTATTTTTATAATAATAAATCATTATCTATTAAAACTAGATATCCAGATCTTTTTAGAAATAGTACTTATGTAGATAAGGTTATAAAATTCGACGATGATTTTGATGAAACAGATTACGAAGTATTTCAAATTTATAAAGGTGATGGTAAGCTATATCACGCTTGTTATTGCAGTAGAAGTTGTGCATATGATCTAGGATTTGATTTAAAAGATGATGAGCTTAGTCTTGATTTTTATCCAGATTTGAAATCTATATATGAAATACATAAGTTGAATAATTATATATGTTTACATACAACTTCGAATTGGTCAAACAGAACATGGAGCGAAGATAATTGGAAAAAATTAATATTGCTGCTGCAAAATACAGATTTAAATATAGTTCTAATTGGAAAAGATTATGAAGAAGTTTATTTTGATGGGTCTATTTGCAAAAAAAGATGTTTTGAAGCAAGCGGTAAAAATATAATTAATTTTACCAATGATGGTAGTTCTATACACGATCTATGGCATTTAATAAATAATTCAAAAGGTATAGTAACAATCGATTCAGGCCCATTGCATATAGCTGGAACTACAGACACATGGATTTTTCAATTAGGATCTGCAAGAGATCCTTATTGCACAGCTCCTTTTAGAAAAGGAAGTCAAAATTATAAACACGAATATATTCATGGAGAATGTAAACTTTTTTGTGCAAGTAATTTAAGATATACAGTAAAAGAATGGAAAACAATAAAAGCCACGCATTTTTTACCGGCATGTCAAGAAAATTACACCGAAATGAAATGTCATCCTACAGCAGAATCAGTATTCAACAAAATAAAAGAAAAATTAAATCTACATTAATAAAATTTTAAAATGAATTTATTAGTAATTACGCCTCATTTGTCCACTGGTGGTTGCCCTCAATATTTATTAGAATATTTAAAGTATAATAGATTTCAATATGCGAATATAAAAGTTATTGAATTTAGTAATTTTTCAAATGAATACATTGTTCAAAAAAATAAGATTAAATCTTTAATTGGTTCTGAAAATGTTATTTGTTTAGGAGATTTTTGGGTTAGCGACGAACAATTTAAAAATGATAAGCATAAGTTATTAGATATTATATCATCTTATAAGCCTGATATTATTTGGTTTAATGAATTTCCAGAATGTTTTGAATACAAATTGCCGCCCAAAGAGTTAATGCTTCAGATATATAATGAAAATAGATCTTATAAAATAATTGAAACAACTCACAATAATAGTTTTGATTTCAATTGTAAAATTTATTTGCCAGATGAGTTTATGTTTTGTTCTGAGTTGCATATCGAAAAATCAAAGAATTTAAATATTAAAAATACAGTTTGGGAAATACCGATTGGTAATAATATTCGACCAGATAGACGAAGTGTTTTAGAATCTTTAGGTCTAGATCCAAGTTATTTGCACGTTTTAAATGTTGGAATAATAAATCAAAACAAAAATCAAAAATATATTTTTGAATTAGCCGAACAATTAAAATTCTATAAAGTAAAATTTCATTTTATTGGTAACACTTGTTTTTTAAATGATTGTGGTATTCCTGTGGATCACTTGAAACAAGATAATTGTATTATGTGGGGCGAACGCTCTGATGTAGATGTGTTTATGTCTTGCATGGACTTGTTTTTATTTCCATCTCATAAGGAATTAAATCCTTTAAGCGTAAAAGAAGCTTTATCATGGAATATGGATGTTGTTTGTAAAAATTGCGACAATTATACTTATAAATATGTTGATAAATCAAATTTCCATTTGTTAGAAGATTTAAATATTAAGAGTTATATAATTGATAAGTTAAAATACATATCAGCGTTAAAAGAAAATGAAAAGAAATATAAAAATTTTGCTTTATATACTTCTTTTTATAATTGCTCTAAATATGTAAAGCAAATTTTTGATCAAGTATCAAAAATTAATTATAAAAATTTTACTTGGTTTATTACTGATGATTTTAGCACGGATAATACAAAATTTTTGATAGATGAAAATATTAAACAGTATGACCACATAAAAATACGATATATTAATCAAGATTTTAAAAAACAAGTTTATTGGAAACCTAATTATTTTATAAATAATGATTATGATTATATTGTATTAATAGATGCTGATGATTTTTTTGATTTTAATTTTTTAAAAATATATAATAAAGTCTTGTGTTCTGATGAATCTATATATTTATTAACTAGCGATTTCAAAAAAATAAGCGAGATAGACAACTCTTTACATTCATTAAGTTTAGTTTATAATGATAAACCATTAAAATTAAAAATTAATGATTATCATCCTCAAATCAATTATTTAAGTAATCTAAATTATTATTGCTTTGGAACGCTTCGTTGTTTTAAAAATATTTCTGAGATAGATTTTGAAATAAAAAATTACAAAGCTTGTGCTGAAGATTCGTATAGATGTATGTTTATTAATTCATATGGCAAATGGCTTCATTTGCCAAGAAATTTATATACATGGAATATACGGGAATTTTCTGAATCTCATAGTCCAATACAAGAAGGTTTTAATGATAATTTTGAAATTGCATATGAAAAATTATCCAATTCAGAATCTTTAATTGATTATAAATATAAAAGTATTTATAAAGAAACTTGTGCTTTGAATTATATAGATATAAATAACGAACAAAATATATCTATATTCACAAAGAATAAAGAATCTTCACTTTTAAAAGATTTATTTTTTGATAAAAATCTTTCAATCAATAGCTGCAAAAATCATGATACTTATATTTTAATTTTAAATGATTTCGATAAGTACGATATTAAATCTATACTGAATCAAATAAAAAATAAAAAAGCCAATATTATATGTTATTTTTTATTGGATCAAAAATTTGCAACAAATAAAGAATTGGACGAAACAATTATAAGTAATAAAAATAAATATTTGTCAGAGCTTTCTGAATTATGCGTGGTTGATAATCATTATTCATACATAAGACACAATTTTTTTTCATGTTCAGTGAACGATAAATATAGAGAATCTAATATAAATAAAGATAATAGAAGTATGATTGAAGTTTTATCGTTTGATAGCAGCAATTTAAAATTAGATTATAGATTGTCCGATGGGGAAGAAGGTATTTATACTTTAGAAATATATGAAAATACATATAATTTGATTCTTCATAAAGAAAATTTATCATTAGCAAAAAAATATTCATATTGGACTAATTTTTCTTACGCTAAAAATATAATACAAAAAGACATTTCTATCATTTTTATAAAAAATGGTAATATCATTTTTGATCAAAAATACAATGTAAATCCGAATGGAAAATCTATTTCTATAAAAAATATGAATTTTGAGAGAGATGTCGGAGCTTATTCTTTCTTAGAGGTTTTTGCATCGAAACAATACGATAAATATGGTATAACCGTAGAAAAAAACGATATTGTTGTAGATATCGGTGGTAATGTTGGAGCTTTTATAAATTATGCTTTATTAAATGAATGTAAAAAAATTTACGTTTGTGAACCTAATCAAAATTGTTTAAAAATTATAAATAAATATTATGCATGTTTGAATAACGTATCTATTTGCGATTATGCGATATCTAATGATGTTGGTTATAGTCTTTTGGAATTAGATATTAACATGGATACTTCAGGAAGCGCCAAACTGACTGAAGCGACAGCATTTCCTGTAAATTATTTTGATAAAATAAAAGTTAAAACAAATACTTTTAAAAATTTTATATTAGAAAATAATATTAGCTATATTGATTTTTTAAAAATTGACTGTGAAGGTGGTGAGAATTTTATTTTTATAGAAGAAAATTTTGATTTCTTAAAAAATAATGTTAAAAAAATAGCTTTAGAATATCACAATTCTTACAAAAATGAAATTCAAAAATATTTGATAAAAGCGGGATTCGAAGTTTTTGAGGACATTACTAAAGAAAATTTAGGACTTTTTTACGCTAAAAAAAAAATAATTGTTATAAATGAATCTGGAAGTTTGGGTGATGCTATTGCGTGGGTTCCTATTGTAAATGAATTCGCAAAACAAAAAAATAAAAAAATTAATCTGTATACTCCTTATAAAAATTTATTCGAAGGTAAGTATGATTTAATAAATTTTTTTGATTATTGTGAAAAACCTGCCGTTAATAATGGAGACGTTTATTATCTTGGTTGTTTTGACCATATGAATTGGAAGAAATACTCTTTACAACAAATAGCTTGTATAATTTTAGGTATTGATTATAAAGAATGTAAACCTAAAATTAATTTACCTCAGATAATAAATAAATCTCATAGAAAAAAATATGTTTGTATTGCTACGCAATCGACAAGTCAATGTAAATATTGGAATAATAAAAAAGGATGGACTCAAACAATTGATTATCTAAAATCTTTAGATTATGATGTGATCTGTATAGACAAGTACTCTTCATATGGAGTTAAAGAACAAATGAATTTAATTCCATATAATTGTATAAATGATACGGGTAACAAGTCTTTAGAGGATAGAATAGAAACTTTAGTTAATTGCGAATTTTTTATAGGTTTAGGGTCTGGTTTATCATGGTTAGCTTGGGCTTGTAATAAGCCTGTGATTATGATATCAGGCTTTTCAGATCCAAAATCAGAATTTTATACACCATATAGAGTTCACAATAAAAATGTTTGTAATAGTTGTTGGAATGATGATTCTTTGTCTTTTGATAAAAATAATTGGATGTGGTGTCCAAGAAATAAAAATTTTGAATGCTCAACAGAAATAACTTTTGAAATGGTAAAAGAAAAAATTGATTTATGTATAAAAGATTTACAAAAAAATAATTCAAATACATATAATTTAAAATGCGTTCATATTCTAGTGGATACGGAATCAGAAAGAGAAAAACTATCAATAGAGTCAATGCAAGAAATAAATAATAAAATTCCATATATAAAATGTATCAATAAAAAATATGAAGGAACAGATTGGAAAAACGTTTCTCCAATTACTGGGTTTAAAAATCATGGTGCAGGTCATTATGGAGCTTTTAAATCTTTTAAAAAAGCTATATTAGAAAATTTTACAGATGATTTAGATGGTTTATTAATATTCGAAGCAGACTGTGTTTTAAAGGTATCGATGGATAAATTTTTATCAAAAGTTAATGAGGCAATAATTTTTTGCGAAAAACATAATCTGCCATATTTCTCTTTTGGTCCTAGAGTTGTAAATGGATTTATTGAATCTAATTGTTTATATATTGATAAAGATCATCCTAATTTTATAATAACTGATAAAATAATATTAGCTCATTGTATATTAATAACTAAAAAATATAGAAATTATGTTTTTGAGCAATTGGAAAAATCTTGGGATAGTCCTGATTTATGGTTCAATGAAATTTTCAAAAATTTTAATATGGGTATAGTAATAGATGAGTTGGCTTATCAAACATATGGTTTTTCTATGATCGATAACTGTTTTAAATGGTCTAAATAATAATATGATAAATCTTTTAGTGGATGAAGCGTATGCTTTTGATTATCTAAGCATATTAGAAATAAAAAAAGAAAAGAATTGCGAAAACATTAACTCTTGGTTAACGTGTTATTCACATTTGATGGCTCAATTTGATGAAGAAAAATGGATAAATATGATCTATTCACAAGAATATAGAAGTCTTTTGAAAGCTAATGCTTTAACATTTGATGCGGTAGATAAAGCTAAAACAAATCAAGTATCAGCTAAATATGTGGACGATTGTAATTATCAAAGATATTTAGCTAAACAAAATTTTCAAAATAAATTTTTTAAATCAAATCTTTCAGAAATAAAAATTGGTTATCTTTAATATGGATAAATGTTTTAATATACATATAGAATCTGCAAAATTTTTACAGAATTTATTGATTCAAAATAATATAAAGTGTTATTTGATCGGTGGAGCTTTAATAAATGCAGTTAGAGATAATGGGGAATTCAAGAGTAATGATATTGATTTTGCTGTTCTATGTGATGAAGAAAATACAATGGAAAAGATAAGGCCGTTGATGGAACAAGATTTTGGTAAATTTTATTGGGAGCAGTCTGAAGGTAGTTTATCTGTATATATTGGATCGAATTTTGAAAAACAAATAGATTTTTTTAAATACGCAAAAAGGCGTTTGAATTATTATATGTATGATATGAATTGGATTCATGAAAAAATATGTCATTTTCAAACTTACAAGATTCATAATGTCATTTTAGAAAATAAAAATTTTTTGACTATGCATAGGCCAGATTTATTTTTAAAAACAATATATGATGATTATGAAATTCCAAGAAAAGATTACAAAAATTTAAATGGTGGCAATACTGATCATCTTAAAGAATGTTTTTATTATGTCAAAGATTTGAGCGCATCAGAAGTAGACTTTAAGGCTGAAAATTTAAAAAATTTTTTTAATAAAGTTACTGTTAAAAACGATATATCTTGTATTGACAAGAATAAAATTAATATTTTTGATGATTATTTTTTCAATGTATTTGAGGAAAATAAAACGCTATTTTATAAGGATTTTAGAAATGATTTAATAAGAAATAATATTAAATTTGACGATTTTTAATTATTTTATTTATTATGTCAGAAGTGCAAATATGACTTGTTCTATCTAATAATATTAATTTATCATTACTGACTTGATAATATTTATTAATATACTCTAAATTCTCTCTTCCAGCAAAAACATAGTCAGCATTTAATTTAAATAGTAAATCATTTGTCGTTATTAAATCGGCGTTTTCATAAACATCGTCAACATATCTGCAAGATTTTACCATCTCCAGTCTATCTGCATAAGATATGATTGGTGCTTTTTTATAAGTCATAACTTGTTCATCGTTATGAACACCAACAATTAATTTATCATAGTTTTCTTTTATTCTCTTAAATAAATTTATATGACCTATATGAAATAAGTCGTAAACTCCATATGTATATGCAGTCATAATGTTATAGATTTAAAAATATACTCATAATAATCACATTGCTTTTCTAATGTAAATTTTAAAATAGCATTTTTATAGCAATTTTCTGGATTAATAAATTTACCTATATTTTGTATAGCGTAAATAATATCATTTGCGCTTGAACATCTTAGTCCAGTTTCTCCTTGCAATACAGTCTCCGTAAAACCTCCAAAATTTGTAGTTATAGTTGGGGTTCCAGAAAATTGCGCTTCAATGATAGTCCAATTACACGGTTCAATAAATAATGAAGGAGCCAATAGAAACTTAGCCTCGCTGAGTAAATACATTCTTTTAATAGGATCAACGAAACCAACAAATTGACAATATTTAGTATCTTTTAAACCAAGTATGTTTGGGCCAGCAAAAATTATATTTTGTTTTAAATCATTACATATGTCATAAGCGAATTTTGCTCCTTTCGCTTCTGTAATTCTTCCTAAGAATAAAGCGGTATTAGATTTATTTTTTTTATAAAGAAAATCATTAGGATCAAAACCGGGATAAACTACAAATTCATTTCCTATATTTACATTAGTTGAAGAACATCCATGCATTTTATGCATTTGACTATGCGTTTCAAATATTTTAACTGGGGCAAACATGCTGTCGTAACCAATACTAGGTTCAACAACTATAGCTTTATCATAAAAGTTTTTAACGCATGGTTCATGAGCAAATCCAAACCAGCATAATATAAATTCTTTATCTGATTTTATTCTTTTATTTAATTCATTTATGCAATTTTGATTAAAAATTTTTACAGCTTTAGTATCTACGTTTTGATTAAAACCTTTTAACTCCCAATCATTTAAGTTGCCATAACTCTCTTTTAATATATCATTATTAATAACATTAATATGTTCTGTGCAATTAACAATAGAGTCTTCATGACCGTAATGATAAACAGTGTGGCCTCTTTTAGTCATTTCTTCGCAAAATTTATAAACCTTTTGAACGAAGGCGCACAAAGAAATGTCTTTTCTTGTCGGTGAATATGGAACACTCAAACAGTGAAAAACCATACAATATAGTGTAAATTTCTAAATAACATGTCAACCAAAAAGAAGAAAATTCAAAAAGAAAAAGAAGATCTTAACGAAATCATTGCTGATAATCATTTTAGATCTGTTAAATTAAATATTAAAAACTTCAATTTAACAGATAAACAAAAAAGCTTCGCTCAGATAGCCTTCGATAAGAATACAAAGATTATTTTTATCAATGGTCCTGCTGGTTCTTCTAAAACATTTTTAGCTGTATATTGTGCGCTTCATATTTTGAATATGAATCCTAGATCAGAGCTAAAATATATTAGAACAATCGCTGAATCAGGTGAAAGAGCGTTAGGTTCATTGCCTGGAACTGTAGATGAAAAGTTTAATCCGTTTATGATGCCATTATATGATAAGTTGGATGAGTTATTGCCTATGTCTCAATCTAAATACTTAGAAACCAATGGTTTTATCGAAGCTCTTCCTATCAACTTCTTGAGAGGAGCTACTTGGAATGATAAGATTATTATTGCTGATGAATCTCAGAACTATAGCAGCAAAGAATTGATCACACTTCTTACTCGTATTGGAGAAAATACAAAGATGTTTATCTGCGGTGATGCAATGCAATCAGATATTGGTAACAAATCTGGCTTCATGAGAGTATACGATCTTTTTAATAATAAAGAAAGTGAAGAGCGCGGCATTTATTGTTTTCAATTTGATGAAGAAGATATTATGCGTAGCGAAATTCTAAAATATATCGTTAGTGTCTTCAAGAAATTAGATAAAACAAATATACACTGATATAATAAACGTATGAGTAATATTTACTGTTCAAGTTGCGGAACTAAGCATGTATTAGGATCTAAATTTTGCACTAATTGTGGTAATTCATTAGGAGGATTTGCTAATATGGCCAAACCATCTATTCAACAACAGCTATCTGCTAGAAATATATCTAGGAATCAATCAAGCGACGTTGATGAAGATGGTATTCCAACAACATTTGTAAGGCCTTCTAAGCTTCACTATGAAATTGAAAAGCCAGCAGGTAATAAATATTCTGGAAAAGACTTGTTTACCGCTCCTCCTGTAGATCCTAATGAAAGAATGTCTGTAAGAGCAAATAGTAATTATAGAAGACTGTCTAAAGAAGAATTTTTGGCGCAGTCTTTGAAAGAGTGCAGTTCGCGACCTATTCAGGATATTGATGAATCGTAAAAAGAAAAAATTTGAAGACATGTATGAAATAATTGACCAAGTAATCAAGAAGCGAAAAAATAAATGGAAGTTAAAAGCGATTACTTGGTTTGATTTTGAAGATATAGAGCAAATAATAAAGCTCCATATATATAAAAAGTGGCATCTATGGGATCAATCGCGAGCGATAGAGCCTTGGGTGAATCGTATAGTTACGAATCAAATAAGAAACATAATTAGAAATAATTATACAAGTTTTGCTCGTCCTTGTTTGTCTTGCCCGTTCAATCAAAATAAAGAAGGTGATACAGGTGCAGAAATGTCTTGTGGATTTACTACTAGCGGTAAGCAATGTAACGAATGCCCTTTATATGCTAAGTGGGAAAAGATAAAGAAGTCTGCATATGATGTTAAAATAACAGTTAGCTTAGAAAATCATAAGAATTATTTTATGAACTTTGAATCTAGCGCGAGTTATGATTATAAAAGTGCTGAGAATAAGTTGCACGATTTAATGAAAACTAATTTAAGCGACAAACATTTTTTTGTTTATAAAATGTTTTTTATTGATAATCTAACAGACGATCAAGTAGCAAAAATCTTACGATTTAAAACTAGTGAAAAAGGCAGAAAAGCTGGCTATAAACAAATAAAAAATTTAAAAAAAATGTTATATATTAAAGCGCAGAATTTGCTGAAAGATAACGATATATTCTCTTCTTAATATGTTAACTGACGAAAATAAAGCTTTTATTCTAAGAAAAATAAATGAAGGAACACAAGATTATGTTGTGTTGGCTAATCTTGTATTTAATAGAGAAGATCTAACAGGAAGATCTAAAGAGGCTAAAGCCGTTAGAGATTTTTTAATAACAACTGGATTCACAAAGAAACAAGAAAAGCCCAAGCCAACCCAAACAGTAGAAATACTATCAAAAGAAAATTGCGAATTTATTGATCAAAATATAAAAACAGGAATTACTCCTAGACAAGTAACAGAGTTAATATTTCATGAAAAATTTGTTGGGCTAGAAAATATAAATATATTTATTACTCCAGAATACAGAGCAGTTCAAAAATATATAAAAGAAAAGTATCCTGATTTTCTTGTAGATAATGAGTCTGGAGTTGGAGATAAATATTCTGTTCCTCGTTCTATTAAAACAGTAATCAATAAAGTAAATAAATGGGCAGGACAAAATATTTCAGAAGAAAAGCTTTCATTGCAGCATAGAAAATGCATGGAAAAATTATTAACTTATCTATCAAGTCCTAGATTTGTTGGTAATTATGATTCTTACAATAGTTCTACAGACAAAGAGTTGTTTGAAGCTGAGTTTGTTCGTTCAGTCTGGGACAAGCCTGATCTAACTGTTGATGAAATCAACTTATATATCAATGTTTGTATGGATTATATCAATCTGCGCCAAATTGATATTAAAAAGAATAAAATTAACGACATGTTTAACGAAACGCAGGATCAAAAAGATTTTACAATGCGTTTGACTGAAGTATTAAAGACTATTTCAGAAGAGTATAATCAATGTGCTAGTCGTATCGACAAGAGTATTCAAAAACTAAACGGCGAACGCTCGAAAAGAGTCGAGCAAACTCATCAAAAGAATGCTTCTATTCTAAATCTTGTGGAATTATTTCAAGACGAACAAGAACGCAAAATGATGATTCAAATTGCAGATATGCAAAAGCGCACAATCAAGGAAGAAGCTGATCGTTTAGAAAATATGTCTGCATGGAAAGCTAGAATTTTAGGAATTTCTAAAGAAGATGCTATATGATTAATCATAATAAAAAATGGTTGCTTTATGATGATAAGAATAAAATTTTTTTTGAAAAAAGTTTTGAAAATGTTTTTAATGATTCTGTCTGGCAGTGGTTTGATTTCTTTTATAAAGAAATATATGCTTTTGAATTTTCAAAGACTAATTGTATATATGAAATGTCTGATTGTATAATTAATAAAGATGATGTGGTTGTTGATTTAGGAGCAAACGTTGGATTTTTTACTAATTACGCATCACATAAATGTAAAAAAGTTATATCAGTTGAAGGTGGAGATGCTTTTTTTAGCTGTTTAGTTAAAAATACATATGAAAACAATAATATTGAATATCTTAATGCTAATATAGTATCTGAAAGTTGTAAAAATATAACCACATGGGCTAATCCAACAAAAATAAATATAACTCTTTCTGATATTTTCGATTTATATAAACTAGATAAAATTGATTTTTTAAAAATAGATATTGAAAATAATGAATATGATGTTTTTAAAGATATAGATAAAAGCATCCTATCTAAAATAAAAAAAATTGCAGTTGAAGTTCATGATATAAATAGAAATAAACAATTAATAGATAATATAAATCAAGTTTCAAAAAATTTTTTTTGTTTTGACTGGTATGTGGGATCAACAGTGCAAACAACATTTTATTTTTTTTAATTTATTTAATATGATCTGCAAAATCTGTAGCGAATCTTTCACGAATGATAAATCTTTTCACGCTCATTTAAAAAAGCATAATATTTATCAAGCTGAGTATTATTGTAAGTATTATCCTAGACATTCTTTGTATTATAGGCAGCAAATACCATTTAAAAATAAAAAGCAATATTTTGAAACAGAATTTATTGATTACAGCGAATTTCTTAAGTGGGAAAAGTCAGAAAACGAAGAAACTGTTAAGATTAAATGTTTAGATATTCTAAAGAAAAGAATTGATGAAAAACAATATCATTTTGCGCCTTTTCATAATGAATTGATAACTCTAGATATGCCTAGTTTGAATATTTATAAAAAACATTTTAATTCTTACACTTCAGCTTGTAAGTTATTGAATATTGAGCCTTTGTATAATAAAAATTTACCAGAAGCTTTTAAGAATATTAATGTTTCGCATTTGCCAATTCTTGTGGATACGAGAGAACAAGATCCTTTAGAGTTTCCTAAGTCAAAGGTAGAAAAAATCTTTGTTGGCGATTATCTAATAGCGGACAGAAAATATTTTACTAATACATTTGTGGATAGAAAAAGCGAATCTGACTTTTTAGGAACGATGGCTTCAGGCATTGAACGATTTGAAAGAGAATTGATAAAAGCTGTTGAGCTTGATTGTTATTTATTTGTAGTTGTAGAAAGTAATATTAATACAATTCTGTTCAATCAAAAGAAGTATAATAGAAAAACAAATTTAGAATACGTTTTTCATAATATGCGTAACTTATGTCATAAATATCCTAGACATATACAATTTATATTTACAGGTAGCAGAAATAAATCTTTAGATATTATACCTAGATTGTTGTATCATGGTAAGTCACTGTGGCAAGTAGATATTCAATACTTTTTAGACAATGAGTTGGGAAACAGGCAACCAAGTACCAAGGAAATCGCAGCTCATTTCCAATGAGGAGTTAGCTAAGATTTCTGGTTATTTAGAAGAGCGAGAAGCGAAGTTATTATTTTATCAATTTCTTCGCAATAATACGACTTTTGCTACCGATCTAATAACTGGCGTCAAATTATTTCCTTTTCAACATATGGCTATCAAAGGCATGTTGGAAAGCGATTATTTTTTAGGAGTATGGTCGCGTGGTATGAGTAAATCTTATACCACTGGCATATATGCAATACTTGATGCAATTTTAAACCAGGGCGTTGAGACAGGTATTTTATCGCGCTCATTTCGTCAGTCAAAAATGATTTTTAAAAAGATAGAAGATATTGCTGCCAAACCAGAAGCTTATCTTTTAAAACAATGCATCACAAAAATATCCAAGTCTAATGACGAATGGGTAATGGAGATTGGTAAAAGTCGCATTCGTGCATTGCCATTAGGTGATGGTGAAAAACTGCGTGGATTTCGCTTTCATCGTATTATTATTGACGAGTTTTTATTGATGCCTGAGCGTATTTATAATGAAGTTATCGTACCGTTCTTGTCTGTTGTTCAAAATCCAACTCAACGAGAAGAGTTGTATAACTTAGAAACACAATTAATTGCTAAAGGAGAGATGACTGAAAACGACAGATATATTTGGCCTAATAATAAACTGATCGCGTTATCTTCTGCATCTTTTAAATTTGAATATTTATACAAATTATATGAGCAGTATGACACTTTAATATTTAATCCTAAAAATAATGAAAAGACAAAGCGTTGCGTCATGCAATTTTCTTATGATTGCGCTCCAGTTCAGTTATACGATCAGAATTTAATTAATCAAGCTAAAGCAACAATGAGTGAGTCTCAATTCTTGCGAGAATTTGGCGCACAATTTAGTGATGATAGTTCTGGATATTTTAAAATTTCTAAGATGGCTTTGTGTACAGTGCCAGATGGTGAATTACCTGCTGTTGAAGTTGTTGGAAATCCAGAAGATGAATATATATTAGCAGTTGACCCTTCTTGGTCAGAGACAGAATCGTCAGACGATTTTGCAATTCAAGTGTTGAAGATAAATAGAGAAAAACAAATCAATACCCTAGTGCATTCTTATGCGCTTTCAGGATCTGCGCTAAAAGATCATATTAAATATTTCTTATATCTATTGCAAAACTTTAATGTAGTAGGAATTTGTATGGACTATAACGGTGGTGTTCAGTTTATGAATTCTTGCAATGAAAGCGAACTATTTAAAGACGCTAAGATTAGTTTGAAATCAATAGTAACGGAATTTGAGCGTCCAGAAGAATATGCCCAGAACCTTTACGCCGCAAAAAGTGAATATAACAAATCAGATTATAAATATGTGTTTTTGAGAAAGCCAACTTCTGGTTGGATACGTTTAGCGAATGAATTATTGCAAGCAAATTTCGATCATCGTCGCACATATTTTGCGAGCAGAGCTATTGACGACAACTTTAGAAGCCAAACTAAAAAACATATTGGCATTAGTGATCTAAAATTTTCTAATGCTTTAGATAGTGAAAAAGAAAACGAAGAAGCTAAGATGATTGATTTTGTAGAACATTTATCAGATATGATTATGCTTACAAAGACAGAATGCGCTCTTATACAAATAACAACTTCTGCTCAAGGTATGCAAAATTTCGATCTTCCAGCTAATCTTAAACGTAAATCTGGTCCAGATAAACCTAGAAAAGATAGTTATTCAGCATTAGTATTAGGTAATTGGCTTTGTAAGATATATTTCGATATGGGTAATACTCAGGTTGATGATATTACAGAAACTTTTGAGCCTATGTTCATAGCTTAAAGTTAAAAAGTCACTTTCAAAGTTACAATGTGTAACTATTATTAACATGAGTCGCAAATATAATAAAAGATCAGATTATTGGAGTAAGTTTTCAAAGGCAGACGAGAATCAATCAGCGCCTTTGGACGCTTTATTAAAGGACTACTCAGAGCCTTCGCTTGTTGGCGACCCGTTTTACGAGCAAAGCACAGCTTCCACATACGAAAGAACTGGAACTGGCGAGACAACTAATCTTCGTAGAAATTTAGCTTATATAGGACCAAAGATATATAAATATGGCAACATCAGAGAAGGCATGTTGCCATTTGAAATGTCTATTAATGGATACAATATTCGCGATGCTATCGAATTATGTCAGAAAGCTTATGCTAACGTGGCTATTTTCAGAAATGCGGTTGATATTATGTCTGAATTTGCTAATGCCGAAATATATTTAGAAGGTGGAAGTCAAAAAGCAAAAGACTTCTTCACCAAGTGGATGAAGTATACAAGAATGTGGAATGTAAAAGATCAATACTTCCGCGAATACTATCGTAGCGGTAACGTATTCTTTTATAAGATAAATGCTAAATTTGAAATTGATGACTTCCAAAAACTTTTGGAAACATACGCTTCGTATGATGGATCTTCGTATAATACAGATATTAAATTGTATAACTATCCAACACCATACGATGTAAAGAACTTGGTTCCTGTTCAATATATACTACTCAATCCATTTTATCTAACAACAAATCATACAAGTTCTTGGCATCAAGTTGTTTATCAGAAAATACTTTCTGAATATGAATTGGAAAGACTAAGATCACCTAAAAACGAACATGATAAAACTGTTTTTGAAAGTCTAGATGATGAAACAAAAGAAAAAATCAGATTAGGACAATGGGCTAGAGATGGCTTAAAGATTCAATTGAATCCTACTGATATTATTTATTCTTTTTATAAGAAACAAGACTATGAGCCATTTGCAGTACCATTTGGTTTCGCGGTTCTTGATGATATCAATTTTAAAATGGAAATGAAAAAGATTGATCAAGCTATTTGCCGCACAATTGAGAACGTCATCTTGTTGATAACTATGGGAACTGAGCCAGCTAAAGGCGGCATCAACCATAAAAATATAAAAGCCATGCAAAGTCTTTTAAGCAATCAATCTGTTGGTCGCGTTTTAGTCGCTGATTATACAACAAAAGCTGAATTCATTATTCCTGACATGAATAAAGTTTTGGGATATGAAAAGTACAAGGTAGTAAACGAAGACATCAAAGAAGGATTACAAAATATTCTTATCGGATCTGAAAAGTTTG